TTGTTGCGTATTTCCTGTACCAAATAAAATTCTAGGAGTTCCTCCTGCATATCCTAGTACCACGCCTTGATTAGAACCGATAGATTCATCAAAAGTTCCTGCAAATTTACCGTAACCGTTAATTAGCAGATTAGCTGTTGCAATAATGTTCGCACCAGTTATATTTCCTGTTGTTGTAATTGTATTTGAACCAAAAGAAGCCATCAATGAAATAACATTACTATCAGTATAATTACTGCCCGCAGAGATACCTGTAAGTTGTGAGCCATTACCTATAAAATATGCTGCTGTTACATTACCGGAAAACTCTGCTGTACTAAATCCATTTATGTAAGGTGCTGGACTGGTGTCTGCACCGTTAATTCCTGTAGTTACAATTATGCCGCTTGGTACAGTTAAGTTTCCGCTAGTAAATGTATACTTGTCATTATTTGTAGGATCAGGTTGAATTTCTACCTGTAATCTATCTGGACTTGAAACTACAACAGGATAAAAACCTATTGTACTACTTGCTGGAGTTGCGAGATTAACTTGTATTACTCCAGGATATCCAGGTACAGGATATAAGGTACCATCCACTGTGGTGTCACAATTAGTACCTACAACTGTCCAACCTACAGCAATCATTTGATTAGTTACATTACTGGTTACGAAAAAATAATTTGTACTTTCTGAATTAGTAGAACCAGAAAAATAACCATCTGTGGCAAATGTATATTGGTAATCATTAGTACCTTTAATAGTATCTTCATCTAATGTAAGATAACCTATATTTGCTCCATTACTATGGAAATAATCACCATGTACATTTGCATTTGCTATTAAATTACCATCTGCAGTTATATTACCATTAGCAGTAGTAGATATAGAGCTAAAACCACTTATGTATGGTGCTGGACTACTACTAATATCTGCTTCTATGGCATTTATTACAACATAATTTTGAGCAGTTACTTTAAAATCTGCTACTATTTGATAGGCATCTACATTGCCCGCTGTAAAGTTCGCTGCTAAACTAATAGGAGACTCAGCATTATTCACTAAAACTTGTTCATTATTTACAGTTAATACATTATTAGCATTTAATCCAACTGGAACATTGCCAAAGTAAATTGTATTATTTGCTACCCATAAATTAGCCCATTGTAAATCTTGTGATCCTAAACTATAGGTTGCATTTGCACTTGGCATTATGTTGCCAGATACTATCTGTCCTGATGTAATTTGATAATCTGCCACTATGTTATAGGCATTTATATTTCCTGCTGTAAAATTGGCAGCAAGATTGATAGAAGTTTCTGCATTGTTGGTTAAAACTGGTTGGCTATTAACTGTTAATATATTATTGCCATCTAACCCCACTGCAATATTACCAAAATAAATTGTATTATTTGCTACCCATAAATTAGCCCATTGTAAATTTGGTCCGCCTAAACTATAGGTTGCATTTGCTGCGGGTAATATATTACCATCCCATCCAACTTGTCCGTAGGCTACAACATTTGCATTACTATAATTGGTTCCTATTCCAGTTGCACCAGTTGCACCATTAAATCCTGTAGCACCAGTTGCGCCATCTAGTCCTGTAGCCCCTGTAGCCCCATTAAAACCTGTAGCCCCTGTACTGCCTGTTACCCCAGTTGCACCTGTAGCACCAGTTGCGCCTACAGAATCTATAATTCCGGTGAGTAAAGCACCATTGCCTAAGAAATAAGTTGCAGAAACATTACCACCAACACTTACTTTACCAGTACCTAGTGGATCTAATACGATATCTTGATCAGCTTGAGACCCTGATATAGTTTGATTTACAATATTTAAATTGCCAATATTGACATTAGAATCGATATCATGGCTAATTTTATATCCGCCTGGGGTAACACCATCATGAACATACAAACTCCAATCTGTAGTGTCAACGGTAATTTCACCCTGTGCCCCCACATAAGTAGAATTAACTGTGGTATTACCTCTTTTCCATTGTACTGTTTTACTCATTATATGTTCCCAAAGTCAAATATTGCACTGGTTACCCCATCACTTACTAACCCTAAATCTAAATTAGCAGGTGGAGGAACAGGATATGCAACACTACTTACAATTACCTGCCCGGCGGCTCCATAATTGTCATCAACATATGCCGCTACATTAGCAGATCCGTCATTTATTTTTACATTAAAAGTGTATCTTTCCCTATCTAGTTGGACCATGTCTAATTGCGATATAGTTACTGTGCCTAATCCTATACTAGCATTAACTACAGTTATATTACTACTTAAAACTGTATTTGCATTAGTAAAAACATAATCATCTACAATGTTGAAGGTCATTGTATATGCTGCTACATTAACAGGCTTTTGATCGCTATTTAATACTTTAACTTTTAAGACATTGTCTATACCTTTGTATATTTGTAAGGGCTTTGTATACACTACTCTGTTCCTTTGCTTAATTTCAGGATCCAAATCAAATTGAACCAATACGACATTATCATATAAATAGCTTGTGATTTGTTGCATATGGTATTTAGCAAATTGCTAGTATCCATTTGCTCAACCAATAAATAATCTTGTGGATAATTATATTAAAACTTTATTAGACCAATACCCGTTTTTAAGCTTTGTAACTTATAGTACGAACGAATATATAGGTATAATTCAAAATCAAGACGATGTTATTACTAGCATTTATGACTTCGGTATGCTGAAAACAGAAGATCAAAAGAAAAGATTTCTGGCTTTGGCTGAAAGCTGGTGGTGGGAAAGTAATAGAATGATACCCATTAACCTTTTCCTTAAAGGCGATTGGGCTGAATTTAGACCTATTCTTAAAACATTAAATAGCAAAGATGTATGCTTGAAATACGGTCCAGCAGTGAGCCTGAAAGATACAGGCCATAAAAGAAGCAAAAGAAGAAGTATTACTTTAGTTAGAAGAATGGTCTGATTCTTCCAGTAGATTCATATTTACTACCACTAAATGAGCATACCCAACACTATGACTATGCTTGAAATAATAACTATTGTCTGATGGTTTGATCCATATGGTCTTAGCAACCTCGTCCCAAGATTTGCCTATTAAATGACGCTTTGCAGGACGAATAACAGCTAAAAACATTGCCATTTTGTTGATGTCAGTTACTGCCTCAGGCATTGCTATTAATGTATCATAATGATTGCCTATATGTATTAGCCTATAACAAAATTCTTTGTCATATAATTTATGCCAATTAGGCTCTTTACTGAGTAAACTATTTAAATGCTGCTCATCTTTTACTTGTTGATATAAATTTAAATTGAGAAAATCTAACTTGAAATACCCACGAGATTCTGCAACTTTATAGTCTAAATTGGCAGTATTTGTTATGGCATTGTATGGAATGTCCTGACAATATATGCCAGTATTATGTTGGCTTATTTTATCGTCATTTATAATAGCAGCATTTATATGTTTAATTTTACTTAAAATTTTTGTTCTATCTGCTAAATCTAGATCAATATCAGGCATTGTCGATTTCTTCCCAACTTGGTGCATAGTTACCAAAGTGTTGTACAGTTACGGCTGATGCTTTATTAGCAAACATTATAGCATTTTCTATGTTTGATGTTTGTAAATAATTTACCGAAAATGCTGCTAAAAATGTGTCTCCAGCACCACAAACATCTGTTATTTCTTGTTTGTGTACTTGGAAAGGTGAATATACTTGCTTACCATCATTAAAGTACAATACATTATTACTGCCTCTAGTCACCACTAAATTTTTAGGTTTACTTGTGGTTTTTCGATACTCTAACTCATTTATTTTTACAAATACACGGTCAGAATAAAATTGTTTAAGATCGTGTTTTTTAGTGTCAATGAATACTAAACCATTAGACTCTTCAATAAGATAACAAATACTGGCATAGTCTAAAAACCCTTTATTGTAATCAGAAATTATTATAGCATCATAATTTTTTATACTAGTGGGCAACTGCCTATTCCAAACTGCTACAGGTGGGTCATAATCTATGCGCAAAAGTTTTTGATTAGTCTTTTCATCTACAATTCTTTTTTTATATATTTGTTCAGTACAAGTAACAAAGTCTGGATAAATCCCCAACATACGCAAATTTAAATTTACATTTGCTGCCATACCCTTTTTTTCATAAATTTTGGTATTTCTTACTACAGGTATAGGCGCTTCTTCACTTATTTTTATAACACGACAGAACTCATACCTGTCAATACAACTTTCCCCAATCAATAATACTTTGAATTTTATTAGTGGTTGAATATTGGTCGATTCTTTCATAAAATATTATCTCTTTACAGTATTCTTTGCCAATTATAGGCTTATCTTTGTAATCACTACCTTTGATCATAATGTCTGGTGCAAACTCTTTAATCTTATTAGTTAGTTCTAAGTCTGAATCAAACACCTCTACTCTATCTACATACTTTAAACTTTGCAGTAAAAAAACCCGCTCATGTTCCCCATATACTGGTCTACTTTGCCCTTTTAATTCCTTTATCCGCCTATCACTATCTATTAACACATACACAAAACTAAATGGAATTAGGCTAGCGAATTCCAATAACTTGACATGTCCCAGATGTAACATATCAAAACATCCATTTATAATAACTTTTTTCATTCAAGGACACTTCTTAATAGTTCAAGATTAGCGCAAGTATAGGATTGATATTGTGTCTTTAAACTATCAGGCATAGGTATATATTTAATAGTAGCACCAGTTCTAGATGCAATTTGCTCAGCAATAGATCTAAAACTTCGGGGTTTTCCTGTTCCTACATTCCACACACCAGATATTTGTTTACTAAAAAATTTTGTTTGTATTTCTATTACCTGCTCTACTGGTATAAAATCTCGTAAATAATTTTCAGAATTTAGGAATAATACAATCTCGCGATTATGTATAGCTTGACTTAAAAACTTGTGATAAGGACTAGCTTGGTCACCTTTATGTTGTTCGTGTGGACCATACACATTAAAATATCTAAAACCTTGTGCTACTAAGTTTGGATATTTGTAAAGATTTTTTGCTACATATTGTTCAAATAAAAACTTACTCCATGCATATACACTTTGTGGTTGAGGCATATCTGTTTCGCGAAAAGTTTTACTTGCACCATACACACTTGCACTGCTTGCGTATTGTAGTTTGATATTACGCTTTCCGCATTCTTCAAATAACCAGCAACTGAACTCATAGTTTTGTAACATGACTTTATGAATGTCACGCTCAAGAGTATTAGTTATTGCTCCTAAATGAATAACTAATTCAACATTGTTAAAATCTGGCAGTGGTTCTCCCCACTCATACAATTTAATATTATGATGTGCTAGGGCACTTACAAAGTTTTGCCCTATAAATCCTTTATATCCTGTAACTAAAATATTCATGATTGATTATCACCAGGCAATACTCTATAATTATCTTCTTCACTGTCTTTTGTACTAACTTCAATTATTGTGCCTTCTTCCAAACAAAATAGTTGATGTGGGACCAATTGCAGATTTGTCCATGTCTGTCCTATCTCCAATGTTTGACCATATTGTTTAGCGTTTTTAGTATCTATCCATTTTAAAAAAAATTTACCTGACAGCACATACCAAGTTTCCAATTTTTCTGCATGAAAATGCATACTAAATTTTGATCCTTTAGTAAAGTTTAAAAACTTGGCACAATATTTGTCATTATCGGCCCATATAGTTTCGTTTCCCCAGGCTTTTTTTACAATTTTACTGCTCACTATAGTCCTGCTTCTTTAAGAATAAGTTTACACCACTCTGCATCTGCAACAAAGTCCTTAAATCGTTTACTCCAGTGGTCTGGATCGATACATGGCATTATGATATTGAGCTGTTCTTGATTGATGTCATTAAGCCATCTAATTCCACTGTCGCAATTATAAATAACCCAAGGGCTAATGCGTCCAGTTGATATGTGATGACATATGAGATTAGAAGCACCAAGCTTAAAATAATTACTGAAATTGTTTTCCAATTTTTCATTACTGTCTGCATATTCTTGCATCTCCTTTAATGCTCTTTCCATGGCATCTTGAGCAGGTTCTCGTTTTAAATACTCCAACAACCATGTGTTGTATAACTTTTCTTTGGTCCAGTGATCTAATTTATGATTATTTGACAATAACCAGTCAGTGAAACTTACAACATTGATAGCTCTTAAATCAACTAGATAGCGTCCATAACGAACAAAAGCAATATAAAAATTACTATTACAAAAGTCAGAGTAGGTTTTAAATTTTGCGCTTCCTTGTGTTTTTTCATAAAATCTTAGATAAGCATTGAACCCTATCTGAACTCCTTGCTCATTTTGTTGATTGTGGCGGCGTTTAGGTTCACAAAGATGTGACAATAATGTGCTTTCTTTTGTATAGCTTTTTTTACAAAATTGGCAAGTAAAGTTCAATCTAATACCTTTTTAATCTCTTTGTCTGTCATGCCTAAACTAATTAAGTAATCTTTTAAGTCTTGTTCAGATGTAACATTGACCAGTGCTTCAATGTCTTTAGTTTTCATTTCTGGATATTGGGAAGCAAGTAACTTGTAAATTTTATTATTACCTTCTTTTTTCTTACTTGGTTGCCAATAATGGCGTTGACTGCCCATATCTGGACTTACTGTAGTGCATAATAACCACTGCAATTTTTCATGTCGACCAAGATCAAAAAAGTTGATGTTCACACGCTCATTTGTGGCCCTTAAATACCATTCTTGTAAATCTGGACCACCGTCCACATTTGCGCAATATTTCAGCATGATATATGTGCTAAACTTTTTACGCTCTGCTTCACTTAACTCATCAACAAAATTACGATTTTTTGTATCAAGTTGATACATTTCGTTTTTAATACTTAACTTATCCATGAGTCTTCAATAAATTATAAGTAGAAATCATTTGATCAACATAATCCCGTAATGTTGGATTTCTATCTGCCATTTCAAGTATTTCAAGGAAATTAGCATATGATATATTATATTTCAATCCTTTCATAGGATCAATACGAACTGACATATTTTCATATACTAATGTGCGTTCTGTACTTTGCATTTCTCTAGCATAGACAGTTGTTCCCCCGTCAGGACTTTCATATATAGTATTATTATTTACATAAATGGTGTTCATGTTACCAACATTTATTATAATTTATAACTTCACTCTGTCTACTAATATCTTTTACAAAATAAACACATAATGGTTTTGCTCCAGTGGTTTCTAAAGGTATGGCCAATAACTGTCCTGGCTTTAGTTTAGGAAAATACCATTTTACATCTTGATAAATATCCACCACTTCTATAGGATAAAATGTGGGTCTAAAACTGCTAAGTGGGTTAAACCCAAATGCACTGAATCCTCTATCATTTAAACTAGTAAGTGGCACTACTTCTAGATCTCCTAAATCATGTTCGCCAATTAAAAGCTGCCAATCTATGGGCATTGTAATTTCATGAGGACCTATACGCAATACTAAGGCTGGACTATTAAAACTTTCTAAAAAAATTAAAGGGATAAAAAAATAGTCTGGATCTTTAGGATCACTGTTGTCCAAAACACAAAATCTTACATCATCCACTTCCTCGGGTATACTTGTTAAATCATAAACTGTATTATCTAAAGTTAGCAATCGCATATAAATTTCTCTAAGTTGTTATTATACTATATTTTTTTTCATAAAACAATACTATGTTTTGTGTTCTTTACTGCCATTCTACTTTATCCACACTGAAAGGATAATTGGCGTCTTTGTAAAAAGCTTTGCGTTTGGTAAGATGTCGTTTGCTAAACTTACAAGTACTGGTAATATCCCAAATTTCTACATGATCCTTATCTTCTGCTTTCCTAATACCTCTACCAATACTTTGAATTACTCTAACAAAACTTTTACCAGGTTCTAGTAAAACTAAGTTAAAAATTCGTGGGATGTTAATACCCACCGCAGCAACACCATAGGTTGCTACAATTATTTTTTTCTCACTGGTTGCTACTTGGTCATACTCCTCTTTTCTACTAGCTGCTTTTGTCGTGCCACTAACAAAAACTGCATCTGTTAGTTGGCCCGTTAATTCTTTACCTGCAGCAACTCTATCTACCAATACTAATGTGTTACCAGATTGCCTTATTTTTTCTACCGTTTTTGCAATGTAGGTTAGCCTTTCCTTATTCTCTAATAGATATTTCAACTCTTGTTGATAAGTCTTGTACTCTGTAAAATCAGTAAGTTGCAAAATATTCACATGACATTGAGCCAAATGCCCTGCCTCTTGAAGTTCACTTGCACTCAATCTGCCCACTACTTCTCCAATACAACATTTTAAGGCCATGAATGCATATTCTTCTTTAGGAATAGTACCAGTTAACCCCCATCTAAGTGGCACTTTACTAAACACAGAACTTAATAACAATTTCAAAGAATCAGCCTTAGCCATATGAGCTTCGTCAATTATCACGCATACCACACCTTCAATAAATTCTTCAATTGTACACACTGCCTCGCCATTCTTTGTGTCTTTTAATAAATTATTAAGACTTTGCCATGTACAGATAGTATGTTGTTTGTTATAGTCCTTACGATCACCAAAATATACACCCACATCAAGTCCTACATTGATATAGTCAGACTCTGTTTGTGTCACTAAACTTTTATTTGGCACAATTACAATACTACGACCGTAGTTTTGCACACTTGCGGACATTACTGCAGTCATAATAGTTTTGCCCGAACCAGTGGCAACTTCTTGTATGCATTGAGGGTTCTCTAAAAACCTGTTGACAATATCTAACTGATAGTCTCTTAATAGTATAGGTTTACCAGCTTGTGGATGTTTGTCTGGCCAATTTATATGTGCAAAACTATCCTCTTTAACCGCGTTAAAATTAAAGGTTGTTGTATAGTCCCTTAAATCCTCTATGTCAATGTCATAATTATTTTGCTCTAGAAAGGGCAGAATGTCTGACAGTAAATTAATAAAGGTACTTCCACCTAAGGTAAAAAAACCAACCTTGCCGTCCCATCTGCCTAAACGCACACTTGGGCTGTATCTAGCTCCAGGAATTTCATACTTGAATTTATTTGTTAAGGTTTTTCTATGGCTTAACTCTAGTCCCTCTAGCTTTACATTTACTTCGTCTCGTATAATTAGTTTGCATTTCATTTAAGAAAAATTACCTTTTCTGCTCGTCTAATCCAGTCCTGCTTTTTGTATCCAACCAATACATTAGTCATTGACACCATAAGTTTTATTTTACCTATAAATTTACTAGTTTTTTTTGTATTAAGATATACAATTTTTTCTGTATCCTTTTTAGGCGTGCCCGTATCATAAACATATACTGGCAACCTATCAGTCTTTTCTGCATACTTAATAATATGTTCAATTTTTTGTTCTGAACTTTGTGCTTCTAGTTTACGCTTGGTAAGCAACTCTATTTCATCCTCACTTACACTTTGTGCTAACAAATTAATTAGTTGTTGATCTACAGTATATTCCAACACACTACTATAATCAACTAACTTGTATAAATTATTTATTGATAGTTCCCCTACATTTTCTTTAAGATAATGTAATAAACTTTCTGGAGCATGCGACACTATTAACTGACCATCAACCTGAGTAAGTTCTATTTTATAAGGAATTGTTTCCATTTCTATAATTTTTTCTGCTGCAGAAATTAGTGTAGGGTCAATACTAAATTGATGCAAATTGCCAAATGCTACAATATAATTTACAATGTATTCTGTTAACCCTAAATTCCAAATTTTATTTTCATGGTCAAATTCTACTTTACCATATCCATTTGTAGCAATGCTCTTTATATTATTAATCCATTCTGTATTATAAGGAAACTTTACTTGTATTTTCCCGTCTTTAAGACAAATGGTTTTAGATTGATCGACAAACCTTATACCTAATTTAAACTTTAATTCCTGAACATCCCCATCTATTATAAGACCTAACTTGTTTAACTGTTTGCGGTATTTGTGAATGATCTTAAGTGCTAGTTCACTTTGCTTTTGTGTATAGGCTCGTGAATTATCTACCGTTTGTAATGCTAAACTATCCAAAATTTGCACATCATATCTAGCTAAACTTAGTGGACTTGGAATTCGTTCCCAAGGCTGTAAAAGTTTACCGGATATTTCGCGATATCCTGCAATAAATTCTATAATATCTTCTGCATATTTCCACATAAGGCTATTATATAATAGTATACACAGTAAGTCAAAAAAAACTCTGCCTAAGCAGAGTTATTTTGTTTTAGAATAGTGAGCAATAATTCATGTTTTACTTTTTCTTCACACTTCTGAATTTTGCTGTCTGTAGTAGCTTTAATTAATTTAAGATAGAAGAAAGCTTGCTCATATCCTAATAGCCATGTTTCCAGATCCTGCAAAGAGCCTGTATAAATTTCTACCTCTCGTGTATAAAAAGGTAAACAGTCTGGGTCACCTGGCGCTAAAGCAAAAAAATCTGAATATTGCGATTTTCCAATCTTAAAGCCAAGTTTTTTAGCTCTAAGCTCTAGTTGTTGAAGTCTTTGGTAGACACTATATCCAATGGTCATTACTGTTTACCAACTGCTGTTATAGAATACCTTCAGTCCTAGGAATAGTTCTGCACGAGCCTCACGACAAAATTTTAAGTCTTGTTCTCTATAATAGTCATCAGAAGGTTGACCGAAAAAGAATCCTTCAGTAAGGGGTAATTTGCCGTTCAATACATCTTGTTCAAGTTTGTCTATATCTTCTCGTGTAAGTTCAAGTTCGATACCATTAAAATTGTAACGATTTTCTCCTTCTTGCAAACTTTCATGGCTAGCATTTTTATTATACCATAAATTTTCCATCCAGCCTTGAAGATTTGGATGCTTACGCCAATATGCTAACTCACGAGGTTTGGATTTATTAGGTACTACCCATTCACCGTTTACAAAAGCACCATCATTGCTCTGGAAATAACTATCTCGTTCGCCTGCCTGTAGGGTTACATATGCATATTGATCAAGTCCCATTTTTATCTCCTATTATACAGAAGGTTTCATACAAGTACTAGAAGCCATTGCAGCCCAACGCTTAGGAAAGCTTTTGCGAAGATCTGCGATCTTCAGTGCCATACGCAAACTCATTTCACGCAGTTTGTTCTTATTGGTATCCATAAATGCAATAATTTCTTCTTGCACACTTGGATCAAAATCGTATCCTTCAAACAATTCACCGTCCTTAGCAATTTGTTTGATGCGTAGAATTTTGTCCCGCATGGTATCCAAAGTTAGATCCAGATAGTGACAGCGACTTTGCAAGGCATCCAGATGGTCTCTAAGTTTCTGTGATTTCATCTGGTCAAATTTAAGATTAGTGATGAAAATCACACTACCATTAAAGTTAAAAGTGTCGGGCACTCCTTCACGGCGCAACATATTACTATCACTAAGCCAAGAAATTTTACGCTTCTTGCCTGAATCTAGTGCACCTTTAAGCAAGTTCAAGGCAACATCATCCAGAAGAATGCTATCACAGTCATCAAAAACCAAAATACAATTAGGATCACTATACTTGTAAAGGGTGCAATATAAGCCTAGAGCAGTGGCGCTACCTTTTACAACCTCTGCACGAAGACGACGGCCAGCAAGTTGATCTAGCAAAGTAGCTTTTTCAATTTCACGCTCAATGCCAAAACTTTTACCAACACCAGGTGGCCCGCTAACAATCATAGCACGAATCTCACCACTGATTGCAGCCTTAGTCATGTCCGTAAGGATTTCGAATCGTTCACGGATTCGTTCCATAACTTGTTGATCTGTTTCCACAGTATTTTCTACTGCAGTAGGTTCAATCACTGCACCAGACACAAACTCATAATCTGCAGGACTAGATACATTTACACGAATGGTTTCAGGCATGTTGGGAAAATTTCCACCATTGCGTACAGTAACAAAACTATTTTTGGCAGTTTTGGTAAATTGCGTAACCAGTTCAAAAGTCATACCATCCACAGAGCGGTTACGATACGAACCTTGACGGATACGAATAGTTGCTTGAGTCATTTCTGCTTCCTGTGTTGTTAAACTATTCAAGTATTATAGCAATGGTTGGATTATTTGTCAACCAATAATTTGGATACCAAAAGTCCTAAATTTACTAGTAAATGGGTCAGATACCACTTTATAAGTATTGAATGACAGTCCACTTGCTCTAGCGTATGCTACTAGAGACGGAATTGTAGAGCTTACAGGACCTCGTACAAAAGTGCCCTGAGCAGTTTTTTCAATAGAAAGTCTATTCACTTAGCATTCCATTTAACTTATTTAATAGTTGATACAAACCATGCAATTGCGGCTTTATCTCACTAGCAGAATATCCCTTATCAACACGATCTTGGTATTCCGTTGCAAGGGATTCTACCAGCAAATTATGCATTACCAAAAGTTCAAATTTATCGAACATAAAATTGTCTCTTGTTATTTTACAAGAGCATAGGGTTTATTCCAACGACCAATATTGATATTCACATACCAACCTACATCAAAGTAATCAGATTGAATATCAGAATTGTCATGATTGCCGTTCATCATAGCAGCATAGACTTCTTCGAGGAAGCTCAAAGCTTGTCCACTGAAATGCTTCTGAAAGTGATAGGGATTCACACTAATACTTCCGGAAGTATTTTGCTCCATAACTTTATTGAGACTGCGATTGTATTCGCCCACAGTTCTATTGAAATTGTAAATAAAGTCAATGTCGCCTTGACTAACATTTAGAACAAGAGTACTATGATTATCTACTTTGAGGCTGGCTTTGATGCCATACTTTTTACAAATAGCTTTGACAACTGGGGCGATTTGAGCTTTGCGTTCTTGACTAATGTAGGCCATTTTCTGTTCCGTTTTGTTTACTGTATCAATATTATAGCGAATATTGGATTATTTGTCAACCGTTTCTAAGAAGTGCTTTAGCCCTTGATATGACACAGATCGACCGATTCAGAGTAATAACCGTTTGACTCACCCAACCAACGAACATCAACATAGCCCCGGCGGGTAGCGAACTTGTAGAAGGTAAAGGTATAGGACTCGGTGTACTCATCCTCAAAGTCTGCAGGCACTTCACCCTGAACTTCTTCTGCAACCAGCAAGGGCTCACCCACCAGGTCCTGCAGATCACCAACGATGTCATTGATGTCTACACTCTCGCAACAATCCTGGAAGTGGGTAAATACGAAGCGTTCGCCGTTGGTAGTTTCAAAGATCATCTCATGGTCGCCTACAGCACCCTTCACTCTAACAAAGGTCTGGCCCAGCATCAAACGCAGTCCTTCTTTGGTATCAATGATTGAGTTCCATTCCATTTGCTACTCCGTTTTGTTTACTGTACCAATATTATACTGAATATTGGATTATTTGTCAATCAGAATAACACTTGCGAAACATTTCCTGCAGAAACTCACTATATGCTGCCTGAATTACGAGATCCTGCTCTTGTTCTGCTTCGATTTGTAGCAAAGAATTCAGTTCGTCTACATTGAAATTATTAGGCATATTTTGTCCTAGTGCATAGTTGCAGAGTTAAAGTTACTTTCGAACCCAAAAAGTTCTGCGTTCAGTTCTTGTTCCCAAGCTGCAAGAAGTTCCTCAGCATATTGAACATCATCTTCTGATGCTTGGCTAAGAAAATTTTCAAGTGCATCGGCAGAAAGACTACGAAGAAACTTTAGATTATGACGATCATTTGCATTCATGTTTTACTCCGTTTTGTTTACTGTACCAATATTATACTAAATATCGGATTATTTGTCAATCGTTTATTTTGTACTGGGTGCTACCCATTCACCAATAAACTTGACAAAATCTTGATGAACAATAAAAGATCCCGCACCATGCGGTGTAAGAGCCAATTCGATGCTTTCGCCCATAGTAGAAATAACATAGTAAGACTGAGACCTATAAACAGCAACTTTCATTTCTAACTCCGTTTCGTTTACTCTACCACTATTGTAACAGCAAACCGATTTAATGTCAACCGTTAAAAATAGTCCCGTCCTATACCATTGCACATAGATCCGCCCTCGGCATCATAATAAGCAGGGCGATAGGACTGCGGTTCTTTCTTCTTCATCGAAACCAAGTATTCTAGTTCTTCACGGGCTTCCCGCTCTGTGTCGAAGCCCGACGAATCGTAGGATCCATCGTAGAGCTTGACATAGTATCCGCCTACGCCTGGACTGTGATCTACATCAAGACCGTACTCGCCCACGCCTTCTATAATGTGGATTGCCTTGTCCATACTAGCACCCCTTTGCTTCACGCATAAACTTTGGACTACTTAAAAGCTTCTTGATGTCTGCATCTACCCTACTGGCAGACACTTCATAGATGCGAGCAATACAATGTACCACCTGACTATCAGCATAACTGCCACCACCAGAGAACATACCAGCCACCACTCCCGTCGCTTCTCTTCGGATTGTCTCTTTGTAAGTTTTCATGCTCATCTCAGTTTGTTTACTGTAAAAACATTATACAAAATTGCCGCATATTTGTCAACAAATTATAGTTGATCCAAAACTTGTTGTAAATCTGTAACAGATTTAAAGACTTGACTTCCCGATCTACTTGTACGCAATACAATGAAATTCCTGTTATAAATTTCTACTGTGGCATCTAATGTTCGGGCACGACCAAAAGTAATTGAAAGGTACTTGTTACCTTTTTTGTTTACATGTGAACCTGTAAGAATTCCATATGGAGCATTAAAACCTTTAGTAGATGCCCATTGTTCAATATGACTCAAAATTTGTTGGCTGTTCATACTGTAATTCCTTACTTATCGAAACGATTATAGTTTCTAATAGGACTACGGTTGTTGGTGTGTTTACGATCAAAAGTAACAGTAATACCTTTTTCAGACAGTTTCTGCATAACCAAAAAAGCATCACAATCTTCTTCTAGATATACAGTTTGGCCTTTTTGATAGCTAAAAACTGTAATTTTATCTGCCACTTCTAGATCGTTTAATACTTTACGCTTAATTGCAATCCAACCATGTCCAGGATCAGTGTAATATTTAAGTTTCATAATTTGTTAAAAAATTACATTGTAAGGATAGCTATTATAAGAAATAATTGATTTTTTGTCAAGCCTGCCAATCAGACAAAAAAGGAGCAAGTTCAGGAAAGGTTTCTACAAAATTGGTATTGCGTCGTCTGTCTAGCTCTTGAACATAAAGACCGAAATTACGCCTATTATGTTTTAAGACATCTTGTTTAGTTGGGTCTTCGTTATAGCTTTTACACAGTACAAGAATATTTTTAATTTTTGACACTTCTGCAATTGTAAAATATTCATCTTTTATGTGACTGGACATTAAACTTATAGTATCTTCTATATAATGAAAAAATTTATCAGGAATGTTCCATACTGCTAAAAATTCTGGATGTCTTAAATAGGGTATGTCAATGTAAAAGTTTTTTGGCTGGGTAAATTTTTGTTTTAAGCAAATCATATCTTTAACAAAATCAGTAAATGTAAAGACACTTAAAATGTTGTATGTGGCCATTATGGTTATTTTTACATTTGGAATATTACCTGCCAGATATTCACAATTTTTTAACCATTGCATATAATCTATGCCAAATCGTATATATTCTGATTGTTGTTTTGTTGCTTCACAACTTGTAAATATAGTAACATTTTTCACACAGTTATTATTTTGTAAATAAACTAATTTTTTAACTAATTTTTCTATCAAATAATCTGGTACACATAAATTTGTATTAATATTAAAAATAAGATTAGGCTGTGGATTGTTTTCTAAAAAATCTAAAACTTTAAAGGTTTCGTCAGATAATAAAGGTTCTCCTCCTGTAATTCTTAAATGATACAATTTATGTACAATATTAGGAAACCACTCCCAAAAAGCTTCAATATATAAATTTCTTATTTCATCAGTTTTATTGTAATTATTACTATTAAAAGGCATATTTTTTAAGGGGTAATTGCCATAGGTACGCATTTCATCTTGCCACCTTGTACTGGAATTCGGACCACAATATATACATTTAAAATTACATAGGCTGCTGAAACTGACTTCTAAGTAACTAGGCACTACATCGTAATCCCATTCATTTTTTTTTATTTCTAAAATAGTATTATCTATATCTGCCCATTGTGTGATGCTTTTGTAAAATCTATCACTAAAACCATCAGTATTACTATCTTCAACTCGCCAACAATAGTCACATTCTTTAGGTCTTGAACCCTGCAACATTAATTGACGCTGTTGTTTTTTATAATTAGTATTATGAAGTGCACTGCTATTATTTTTTAACTCACTTAAAGGAATCTCGTGTGTGCCTGGATGATGACAACTATGAGTTCTTCCCTGATTTAATAATATAGATACTTGTTTCCATTTTGCAGCACAAAATGATGGACTTACTGTATCTAATTTATTTTTTAAATTATTGAAGACTGTAATAAATTTAGCTTCATTCGCCATTATTATTCAGAATCTTTATTATTATTACTTGCATCAATGTATTGTTTAATAACACGCAAAGCTTTCCGACTGGTGTCATATACAAATTCTTTGGTGTCGTCTTCTGTGGTAATGGTAAGAATAAATCCATTTGCAACTTTTCTAATTTCGATATTTTCAAACATGATTGCTCCTTGAGTAGTAATTATTATATATTAATTAAAGACTCAAGTCAACTCCGTTATTGTTCAAACCTAAAAACATTCTATGTAAAATCTTAGTTGCATTTTCAAAATTGTTTTCTATTTCTATTAAATTTGCCAAACTATAGGCTATACAGCCCATGTCCCTATAGTAAGTTTCACTAGGCCAATGTTTCCTTTTGAGAGGATAACTATTTATAAGTAAACATTCATCTGCAATGGGTTGATATTTAGCATGTTTTTTTGGTTTTTGCATCTCTTGCATTAATTGAATAGCAATAGGCTGTTGGCCTATATCAGTTCTATTGAAATTTTTTGCAAATAAATGAACGATATATGCCTCTACATCATGATCCAAAAAAATGTTACATCTGCCTTCACTTTCTAATACTAAATCATAAGCAGCACGAACATATTCTTGCCAATATATAGACATACATATATTTATAAAAGCCAACTAGGATTTTTACTATACCATGCCGTTGTTTGTTGTATTCTTTCTTCTAAAGTAAACTTATCTTTATACCCAAGATCGTAAAGCTTACTTGGATTAACACTGAAACATAACTTATAGTTTGGATTATTAATTAAAATAAGTTCATACTGTAAATCCTTTTGCATAGATTGAGCAATAAGCTGAGCGAATTCTAAATTGTTAATAAATTTATTACCGGCACTATTCCATTTCTCACAGTTTAACTTTTGATTGCTTAAAATAAATTTAGTATGTAATGCAACATCGCCTGCATAAAACCATCGTCTACCACTAATATTACCATTTAAATCTGAATGAATATTCACAGGCTTACCGTTCATAATGTTGTTTATAATAATGGTTGGCAAACGGTTTACTTGGCATTTAGGACCAAAAGTATTATTAATATGTACAATACTTACCGGAACACCAAAACTACTAGCGTAACTAAGACAAAGTTCTTCCCCTGCTGCTTTACTAGCAGCATAAGGGCTATTGCTATTATAGGGATCTGTCTCCTTACTGTCTGAACCATTAGGAACAGGACCAAAAACTTCTCCAGAACTATAATAGACAAACCTTTCAAGTTTTTGTAGTCTCGCAAATTCTAATAAATTGATGGTACCTATAACATTATCATTGATAACACTTACCGGGTCGGCAATACTATCTGCAGCACTAGCATTACCACCTGCATGTAAGATAATGTCTATAGTGCCTAAAGAATCTACAAGTGGTTTTAAACTTTTAGAAATGTCGTGTTCTATAATGGATAATCTGTCTGTATAGACTGCTATTCTTTTTAAATTTCTAGTCTTAGGCCTAACTAAACAGATAATTTTATGGTCCTTAATAAATTCTTCAACTAAAAAATGCCCTATAAAGCCAGTAGCTCCTGTAATTAAAACTGTTTTCATTTTGCTACATAAACTCTATCAGTTACATGATATCCAGCTATTACATAATTCCAACGACTAAGATAATTTTCTAACATTTCTAATGTAATTCCATAACGAGCAGCCCATGGTTCCCACCACTCAATACTTAAAACAGGCTTAAATTTAGTAATTGTTTCTTCTGCGCCTTGAATCCCAAAATATTCAAAACCCTCAGTATCTAATTGAATAAGATCACATCTATCCAAGTTTAAATCATCTATACGCAAGGTAGGAATTAATCCTGGCTTACTTGGATCTATATGAGTAGCACCCACATCTGAACTATTTACCGCTAGTTCAACTAGATTCCGTTGATTGCCTACACAAGCTTGATATTTGTAAATATTTGTTTTTTGACAGTTAAGTGTTAGGCAAAGGAAGTTGAGCGGATCAGGTTCAAAAGTATAAACTCGTTCAAATAGGTCTGCATACTGAACAATATATTGACCACAATTACCACCAGCCTGTACTACAACTCCTTTATATGGAACATATTGTGCTAGTTCTTTGGGAATATTAGGTGCATGATTAGTATTATAGTCCCAACATCCATGATCTTCTTTGGGCCACCACAAGCCTTCTCGCTGTGAAATTAAATGTAACATTATTGTTCTATTCCTAATTGAGTTAGAATCGCTTCCATAACTGGCAGTCTTCCTTGTATGCCTCTACTCCCATGTAGATGTAATATATGGGCATCTTCGAACGGACTGCCGTTCCACTTACTGTCTTGTTCTTCATCAAAATATAAAACTTGAAAGGCCATATTTGGGTCATGAACATCATTAAGTTCAACACCCTGACTCCACATTTGTAAGTTATGAATAATTTGGCCTGCTGCCCAATTATTTTCATTATGGGCAAACCATTTATCCATTAACTTTTCTCCCATTTCCCAAACTTTAGGATCCATAGAAGCTGGATAGTATCTAACATCATCATTAAAATAATTTACAACTTCTGAATGTGTTTTGGGGTCGGTATAGTTAAACATTGTCATTTTATCATACCTACCAAATACTTCTGTTGGTTTAATAAACAAAGTATCTGCACCCATACATAAAATGTTACAGGGTTCTTTAAGCCATAATTCCTTAATTGTATACCATACATTAATCTGATGTAATCTAGCATCTAATACTGGTGATGTTACACAAAACTCTTCCCATTCACCTTGTAAAAAATGCTTTGCAGACAGTCTGCTAAGTTTATACATATGTTCATAAACTTTATGATCTTCCTGCCATGATGGATTTAACCCAAATCCTTTCCATGGTCCCCAAATGTTATAAACAGGTCTTGCATAGCCAAACAAATAATTTTTCATAAATATAATCCTATAAATCCATCTACAACTTCGCCTATATATGCAATTTGTTCTGGTGTGATAACAGGACTTGTGCCATGGAAAAAACTATTGCGCATGGCCAAAGTACTGTTAGGATATAATGTTTTTGCTGTAGTAGAATCCATTAAGTGACTATAAGCAGGTTGTAACATAATATTGCCAGCAAAATATGGCCTTGTTTGAATTAGTTTTTCTTCCAAATAATCAACAATATCACTGCGAGTAAAAGGAGCAGTGGAGCGAATAGTGAGAGGAAAAGCAAACCAACTAGGATCAGCTTTGGCCTGTGCTCTTGGTAAATGGAAAAATTCTTCATATTTTTCATATATTTCAAATAACAGTTTATAATTCCTACGACGCAACTCATGAATTTTAGGCAGTTTTTCTAACTGTTTTAAACCCATACTGCATTGCAGCTCAATAGGTTTAAGATTATATCCTATTTCGTCATATACATATTTGTGGTCAAAAATTTCACTAGGCAATGCCGGTACCCATTCTTTAAATCTTGTTCCACAAGTGCCACATTTAAGTTTATTTGCTTCTGGCCCTACGCAATAACAGCCTCGTCCCCATTCACGAAAACTTCTTAGAATTTGATCTTGCATGCAGTCATCAGTGGCAACATATCCGCCTTCACCCATGGTCATATGATGAGCAGGATAAAAACTACAACTAGCCATAAGACCAAAACTTCCCAATGGCTTTCCGTCATATGTGGTACCTAATGCATCACAACAATCTTCCAATAAAACCAATTTATATTGTTTTACCAGTTCCATAACCTTATCCATGTTGGGAGGATTACCTAACACATGGGCAAAAGTCATTATTTTAATATCTGGATTAGCTGCTAAAACCTTTTCTGCATGATCCAAATTAATGTTTAAAGTATCTAATTCTATATCAACAAATACTGGTGTAAACCCTAATTGCAATGTCGGGTTAAGTGTAGTTGGAAACCCCGCAATAGGTGTTAAAACCTTTGTGCCTTTGGGGAAATTATAGCCTCTTTTACTAGTTAGACTAGCCATCATTAGTAAATTACTACTACTTCCACTATTAGTAACAATACCTTTAGTTTTACCAAATTGTTTAGGAAACTCTTGCTCAAATTTAAGAGCATCGTTGCCCATTACTAGCCAACCTTTAAGTAGACTAGCTACAGCAACTTCATATTCATCCGCATCAAAGTAGGCGCCAGCATAATTTACAAAATCCTTTCCTGCTACCCAACTACGATTGGCCTGTTTCTGTTCAATAAATTCTCTTACTTGTTTTAAAATATGTTCCATTTATTCTATAGCCTTTTTTGCTAAAAATCCTATACAGCCATTTCTTGTTTGACGATCAACAATAGTTAAATCTACTAGTTGAAATATGTATTCTAAACTATCTTCATAAAAAGTATTAATGTGTTCATGCCACACCCCATGCATACTTGGCCCATCACCATTTGGTACTTCAATATATATTAAAGTATTGGTATTGGCTAATTTTAGCATGTCTTTTAAAAATTTGATAGGGTCTGACACATGTTCCAACACATGGCAGCATTGTATATAATTCCACTCTACTTGTCTACCTGGATCATACCTTTTAATTTCTGGGCATAAAATTGTTCCACTTATATCATATACGAATTTTTCCGCAAATATGAACCTACCAGGAATAAAATGGCCAGCCCCTCCACCATAATCTAATACTTTCCGTATGTTTCCTATATTAATAGACCTATCAATTATTTCATTAATGCCTTTAAGTCTATGTTCTATAGCTTCCGGAGTTGTAAATGTCCCAATAAGTGGTTTATAAAAATCCCCTTCTATTGCAACTCTCATCTTATTGTATTCGTAACCTCTATAGTCTTTATAAATCTTTTCCATTTCTTCATCAGTAAAGCGTAATGCACTGCTGAAAAATCTACAGTGATTACATTTAATGGAAAAGATAGGCAGATCTATATGTCTTATTTTACCTTCTATCCTACTTAATATAAATCTTGATAAGAATGTAGGCTCAAAGACTACATTGTCTGATTTGCAAACAAGACAACTTGTAATTATATACATAAATTACCAAACAAAGTTTTCAATATAATAATTAACAATATTTTCTAGCTCACTGTCGAAATCTGCCTGTGCATTCCAACCCAAACTTTTAATTTTAGAATCGTCAATACTATAACGCATATCTTGACCCACTCTTGATAATTCTGTAATTTTGCCATCTGTGTTATCAGTGCCATACAAAACATTTAATATCTTTTTAACTACAACGATATTTGGTGCTTCATAATTGCCAGAAATATTGTAAATTTGATTTACTACATTTGATTCAATTATTTTAATAATAGCATTACTGGTGTCACTAGCATGTAACCATGTCCTGACTGGTTTACCTTGATCATGTAACTCTATTGGTTTACCTAAAGATAGGAATTTAACTGTTCTAGGAATTAATTTTTCCACATATTGTCCTATTCCATAATTGTTCGTAGGTCTTACAATTATATAGGGAAGATTATAAGTTCTACCCCATGCTAAAATTAGCATATCTGCAGCAGCCTTAGTTGCACTATATGGATTACTTGGTTTTAATAAATCTTGTTCAGTATGACTACCAGTTATAATGTCGCCATAGACTTCATCGGTGCTAAAATGTAATAATATTGGTTTTTTTCTTTTTACTTTGTTAATTAGTTTAAGTAAATTATGCACACCATCTATATTACTTCGAACAAAATCATCACTGTCTTCTATACTGTTATCAACATGAGTTTCTGCTGC